TCGATGGTCACTCGCACGACCAGATTTCGTTGGAGCGCTTGAGGCTCGGCCAGCCCTGATCGACGGTGAAGCTACGCTCCTCAAACAAAAGATCATTCGTCGGCACGATGGTCAGCCGATCGCGGTTGGTGCGGATGAACATGAACTCCTTGCCCTGGCTGGGCTCATGCGTGTATGCATCACCCTGCGGCACCGCCGTGAACAGATACTCGCCAGCCTCGCCGCTTTTGACGCGAACGCGCAACCCGTCCAGATAGTCGTACACCAGCAGCGAGAAGTCCCTGCCATAGCAGTCCCAGATCTGAGCCTGCGGCAACGTCCAGTCGGTGCATGCCGGATCGGCGGTGAACGCGATGGCGTGGGGTGGCAGGCCACGATAGAATGCACCGCACTCCAGCATGACGTGACAACCCCACGCGCGGCCTGGGTGGCTGTGCAAGCCGAACCACACGGCCGGCTCCCAGCCGGTGGCACCCTCGCGGATGAACGATCGATCAACCCAGACGTAGTAGTGGCGCGGTAAGGATCCGCTAGAACTGCTCATGCGTCTCTCATCTGGTTAATCTCTTGACGGAAGCGCTCGTCTCGGATGCCCCAGATGTGGGTGCGTTCCATGTACTGCGATTTTAGTTTGGCCAGCCGGTCGTTGACGGCGTCCAGCTCGGCCTGCAGCCGATCGCGCTGGGCGAAGGCCTCGCGTGCCTCAATGCTCATTTCTGCATTTCCTTGATGGTGTCATTCAGACGCTCCAGTTTGGAGCGCAGGATGCGAATGACCAGTTCGTTGGTCGCGACCTCGGATGCCCTGGTCTCGGCCTCGCCGAGCTTGATGTACAAGGCCTCGATCTCGCGCTTCTGGCTGGCTGCGAGCCAGCGGGCCTCACGCAGTCGGCCCCACGGATTGATGATGTCACCGATGCTCATGGCTGTGCCTCATACGTTGACGCCATCAATTTAGCATTGACGCGCTTCCGGCCATTGTCGCGGGCAGTTTCATAGATTGCACGGCGATGTTTGCGTATCGAATCTGTGAATCGGTAGACGCTGCCCCAACCAAAATCATGCGCCAACTCGGTCAGCGTCTTATCGCCAATGTTGCGATTAGCGGCGGGCAGCGTTGGCATGGTGCCGGGCGGGCGTGGCGGGTGATTGGTGCGACGCGGCGGTGCCTCTTCCTTGGCCATGCGCGCCTCTGTAGAAGCGAACTGCGAGATCTGGCTTCGGAGCCGGTCGTTCGCATATATGCGAACCGTCCGACCTGTCTCGGGGTACAGCCACCAGAAGCGACGATCTTTTATGATTGCCTTGCGGATCATGGCTTAGTCCCTGTCTGCAAACGCGAGGATCAGTTCGCGAACTTTATGAATTGCCACTTTGCGTTTGGCGGTTGAACCTCCAAGATCGGCAAAGTCGTCCCCGCGCTCCTCGGCACTCTGGTAGGTGTACAGCGCAAGAACGTGGCTCTCGTAGGCCAGCAGCAGGCTGTTGAGCTCAAGGCGGCGCTGTTGCCTTGCCACCTCGGCCGGCGGCGGCAGGGCGGCGGTGACGTTGAAGATGATCTCCTCGACCTCTTGGACGGCCTTGCGGCCGATGCCGGGCTGCCTGTGCAGTTGACGGTTAATCAGCGCCATCTGAGCCTCGTGCAGGGTACGCACGCCGCAGTTCTTGAGCGCCTTCAATGTGCGGACGCTTAACTCAACCTGATCGATGCTGACCGTCTTTAGTCGCTCGTCGAGGGCGCGGATCAGCGCATTAATTCGGATGTCTGTAGTCACCAGTCGATGTCCTCAAAGTCGTCGAGGGTGATGGGCGGCTGCCGGATGATGATGTAGGCGGCCGTGCCCATGAGAGCGAGGATGGCTAAAGCCAGCCAGTTGTTGCTCGTCACCGGGATGTCCTTTCCAATGCCCAGAGGGGTGCGCAGCGCTCGCCTGCGGGTGTGTCCACCAGCACCATCTGGTGGTCCTGACAGTAAGCCTCGGCGCGCTGGCGGGCCTTCTTTTCCCACGCGCACACCCACAGGGTCAGGCCGAGGACGACGCCGAGGGTGCAGATGATAATGATGGCTATGCGGTTAGTCATTGGTCGTCTCCCTTTGCAGCGGCGATGATGTCGTCCACGTAGGCCAGCAGGCGCAAGGCATCGTTCGCCTCGGGCTGGCCGTCGTCGCCGTCGATCACGTCTGCGTAACGATCAAGGTATTCGGCGCACTCCTGCAGAGCGGCCAGCAGGTCAGCATATCGCGCCACCGGCGTGTGCTGCGCGCTCATGCCGCCACCTGCGCGGCGATGCGGCTGATGCTGCGGCAGGCGGCGATGGCCTCGCGGCGGGCGGCCTCACGCGGCCCCCACTGCAGCCAATCGGACGTGGGGTGGAGCAGAGCCCACGCGGCGCTGCTGATCGAGCGCGTCGTCGGGCAGAGCGCCTGCGGCGGGCCGGCGGTTTCGGCCGGCTTGCTGTCGCGCCATTCTTGCTTGGCGATGTCATCTTTGAGCCATGTGTGCATTGGTCGTCTCCCAGTTGGTGGGGCAGTGCCCCGGTTGATGGGCCGGCGCTATGGCCGGCCCCGGTTGCTGTTCAGGCAGGAACTGCGCCGATGTATTCGGCGTCAATGTTTGCGCCTGCGTGGCGGGTGTATGTCAGGCCGACCACCTCTTTGGCGCGGCGCGCGGTGCGGTATGACTGCACAAGAGACTTGCCGGTTTCGCGGCTGGTAAAGCGAACTTGATAAATCTTGCTCATCTGTCGTCTCCCGATTGGTGGGGCGCTGCCCCGGTTGGTCTGATTGTTATGGGGCCGTTCGTCCTAAAGATCAACAGACAAAATGCAGTGCCGCGAATTATTTTATCGTGGAAGCGAATGCGTCGACCTGAGCTTGCGCATTCTCTGAGCCGGGGCACACGATGCAGGTGTGGCCAAGGCTCTCCAGATATTTGATCCAGTCGATCTGCTCGGGCGAGACGCGGCCACCCTTCTGGCGCTTCATCTCGATCCATAGCCGCCAGGCCGGCACGAAAAGATCAGGAACGCCAGCCGACACGCCCTCGGCCTTGAGCTTGGCACCGGCCGTCTGAGAGCGATAGCCGCCGTTGGGGATGGCAAATATGCGAACGTCCGTAAACTTGCGCCGGAACCAGCGCACAAAATCACGCTGCTCCTCATGCTCAGTTGGGAAAGTTTCTTTCAGAATGGCACCTCCCTCGCCTGCACATCGTATGGATCGTGTTCCCGCCAGTCCGGGCAGGCGCTTGGCGCCTCTTGGAACTCGGCGGGCGGTGTTGCGGCGTGCTTGTGGCAATAGTTGGTTTCCCGGTGAAAATAGTTGCAGTCCCAACATAGTTTAGGGCGGCCGCATTCCCAAGCAATCAGCGCGGCTGGCTTTGTTGCCATACTCATTCCCACAGCCTCCCGATGACCCGATGATATTTGCCATCGCGTTTGTATGTGATGTCCGCTGGCGGCCTTGAGGCAGTCATCACGGCAGCGGCGCCGTCGAGCATGATGTCCTGCGTTAACTGCGCGCCGGCACTGCTGGCAATGACGCCCAGCGTAGCCAGCGCCTTTTCACCGGCGTAGCCGCCGTGCGTGACCGGAAAATATTCCTCGACCAGCGGATCGCTCAAGCCGCCATAGTAAGCCACCGCCAGCATTTCCTTGCCACTGGCGCGGCTGGTGTGTTTGCGCCATCTCCATTCCGTGATCTGCATTTTCTGCACATCGATACCCATGATGTCGTCGTAGTGCAGCTCGAGCTTTGGCTTCTCTGGTTCTGGAAACGGCGACCCGCAGGTCGGGCAGACTTGGGCGCTGATGTGCACCAGCTCATTGCAGAAATCGCAGACCTTGACCGGCGCCTCGCCATTGCCATCGCCCTTGCGCTTCGGCGGCTCGACAGCGGTAATCGGCCCATGCGCCTGCACCACCCCCGCAAAGTCCAGCACAAGGCAGTGATCGGTGTGGCTCTTCACGCGCATCCCGCGGCCAGCCATCTGGACATACAGGCTGGCGCTCATCGTCGGCCGCAGCATGGCAATCAGATCGATGTCAGGATAGTCGAACCCGGTCGTGAGGACGTTTGCATTCGTCAGAGCCCGCAGGCGGCCGCTCTTGAAATCCGCCAGTATCCGCTCGCGATCGGCCTTCGGTGTCGTGCCCACCACGCAGGCCGCCGGAATACCGCGTCGGTTCAGCAGCACCGCGATTTGCTCGGCATGGTGGACGCCGGCGCAGAAAAATAGCCAGGCCTTGCGCCCCTCCGCCCGATCGATCACCTCGTCAACCACGGCGACGTTGTTCTCGTCGGTATCGATCGCCGCCTGCAGCTCGCTCTCGATATACTCTCCGCCCCGCTTGTGGACGCCGCTCACGTCGAACGTGGCATTGGTGGGCTTGCTACGCAGGGTGGACAAGAAACCCTTGTAGATCAGTTCCGCGATCGACACCGGCTCGATCATGGCGTGGAACAGGGCCGGTGCGTCGGTGATCAGCCCGTGGCCCAGTCGGTATGGCGTAGCTGTCAGGCCCACGACGCGCAGTGCCGGGTTGATGGCGGTGAGGTCGGCCAGCAGGTGACGATAGCCGCCCTCATCCTTGTGGCTCACCAGATGGCACTCATCGATGATGACGAGATCAACATGGCCTAGCAGATGCGCCTTGCTCCGCACCGATTGAATGCCGGCGAACGTGATTGGCTCGCCCAGGCGCTTGCTCCGCAGCCCGGCGGAATAGATACCCATCGGCGCACCTGGCCAATGCTGGCGCATTTTGGCAGCATTCTGCTCGATAAGCTCTTTGACGTTCGTCAGCATCAGAACGCGCGTCTCCGGCCAGTTTTGAAGCGCATCTTTGCATAGCGCCGCCACGATGTGGCTTTTGCCGGAGCCGGTTGGCAGCACCAGACACGGGTTACCGGCGTTGCCCGCCGCGAACCATTCGTATAGCTGATCGATGGTGTGCTGTTGATAGTCACGGAGCATTGAAAGCCTCCACTGCTGCAATGCGCTCGCCTATCCACCGCATCACCGGCACCGCCATGCTGTTGCCCAGTGCCTTGTAGCGCGGGCCGTCAGGGCAATCCTCTGAGCCTTTCTTGCGCCACGGGATGGCGGTGAAGTTGTCGGGGAAGCCCTGAAGCCGTTCGCACTCCACGGGGGTTAGGCGGCGGACGGCGGATTGTGTCGCCACAGATGCGTGATGCCGACGTGTTAAAGTTGGATTGACGCCGCTTGTGTCTGGAGTTGCAAAAGACATATTAGCTTCAAAGAAGGCTGGCTGCCAGCCAAGCGGGTGCCATGCGGCGGTTGCGGCTTCGATGCCGCTGCAAACGGATCCGTATTTCACGCCACCACCTCCGCTTCAGGAAACACCCGCTTCACATTCTCAACTTCGTCGGTCCCGCACACGGCCGGGTTCGCCAGTATCTCGCGGCTTTTGTATGCAGTCGCGCCGTTCTCAATCACGCGATCGCCGATGCGCCACATGACGCTGTAGCCGTCCTCGCTGGGGATCATTGGCCACGGCACCAGATCGAGGTGGATGATGTGATCATCGCAGCCGGTGTGCTGGAAATCGACTGGGATGTCGTCGGCGTCATGCCGCTCGCAGCGCCAGGTACTGTCAGGTTTCGCCGTCGCATGCGCACATGTGCGGCAGTTGGCGTGCTTGGTCGGCTCGGCCTTGTGGCAGAAGCTGTGCGCCGGGCAGAAGCGGCACTGGTACCAGCTAGGATCGGTGCTGATCGGTGGCGGCAGGCGATCCGCCAGTGTGATGCGCTGGCCGCGCTCCACTGCTCTAGTGGCAACGTCGCGGTTGTAGCGCACGCGCTCGACATAGAGCCGGTCATCATCCTTGCAGACCGCCACATAAAGCGCGCGGTCAATGTCGGTGCCGTGCATGTAGACCTGCATCTGGACAAAGTGCATCGGCTTGGATTTCTCAACGCCTTGCTTGACCATGTCGTCGAAGCTCTTTTTCGAATGCGTCTTGAACTCGGCAATGTGGCGCTTCTTTGGCGCCTCTGGCACGCCGCTCTCAATGACGCCGTCAAGGCTACCGGAGACGTGACTGCCGAAATTGACCCGTTGCTGGCTCGATCGCACGTCTATTCCGACGTTGCGCAGGTCACGTATGATGACTGTCTCTTCGTTCTGGCCGCGGCGGAACAGGCGCAGGATGCGTCCCTCAAACGCCTCCACCACAGCCCAGCGGAACGACAGCCACAGCCATCGATCGCAGGGGTGGCCCAGCAGGCTGCACCCCAGATGCGGGCGCGGCTTCTCGCTCTGCGATTTATGGTATTGGTCGATCAGGTGCGGTATGGTATTTATCGGTTCGGGCAATTTCATTGGCCTGTCTCTCGCTGCTGCGGTTGAGGCGTCCCCCCGGCTCCAACCCCAAATGGCCGGGGGGACAAACTCACTTACTTAGCCCAAGGCGGCTTGGCGCTTGCGCTGGCTGGCGCGGCCGATGCGGAGCCCGGCGCCTTCGGCATCGCCGGCGTTGAACCGCCGATCGCCTTCCAGCCCGCGATCTCATTACGGTCCTGCGTGTAACCGTTGGCAATGTCCTTGGCGCTGGCCTTCTTGATGCGGATCTTGATGCAGACATTACCGCCGATCAGCTCGTCGGAATCCTGCACCCGTTGCAGGCCAATGGCGCGCATCAATTCGCCCAACTGCTCACGGCCGATGCGTTCGGCCTCGACGCTGGCGTTGCGGATGTTTAGGCTGCCGAAAATGACCCGGCCC